CTTGCGTCGTTAGGTTATTAAGCTCTTCCGGGTCCGCTGGTGTCTGGTGTATCGCTGGTGTTCCGCTTTGGTTTTGAAACGCTGTTCTAGGATAGCATTTATTAAAGCGACTGGCCATTACATCCGGCGTTTGCAACAATACGCACTGCGTATGTATTTTTAGCGTCTCAACTGCTTCTAGAACCTTAGTGGTATTATCAGGATTTTGCAAGTCGCCGATTTGCCCATCAGCGCCATCAGAAACAGTAACAGCAGTTCTGTGCCTTAAAGCACCCGTCTGCGCATTAAGAACTTGGTTTAACGCGGTGCGAAAAGAATTGCTTGCTCGGATTCCTAAGCCATCATCTGTGTAGGGGTTTCCTGAACTGTTTAAATTACCAATTGCATCTGCTGCAGAGCCCACTACCGATGGGTCATACTCAACTTCTTTTACAAAATCGTTAGGAAAGTCCATAAATAAATTAAATATTGAGTTGATTACGTTGTCTGGATTTTGCTCATCGCCACTAGTCAAAAAATTTAAATCAGTGGATCTGGTGTCTAGCGCTTGTCGACTAAAGAAGGTGTTGCTGCGATCAGCCCTGTCTAAAGCAGCGGTAACAACAAAATTTGTTACTAAGTAAGATGACAATTTTTCGCTTGCTCCGGGATTTGCCAGTAAGCGATTAAAGCTGTCTTCTGTTATCTTCCCCGAGCTAAATGCTGATCTATAGTCTGTCCTGCCCCACGCGTCGAGGCCGGCTTCGTTTCGATTATCGACATTAAAATGTTCAAAATCAGTTTTATCAAAAAAAGCAGTTATATTAAAAAAGTTTTGACCTTTAATCGCACTTTGAATATCAGGAATGGTTACGCCCTTGACGCTAGCTCTAAAGACTCCATTTACATTCTGGTGATCCTCAAGCTGATAGGCTAATCTGGGAGCTGCCCTGTCCAGTTCTCGCACAGAAAAATAGTCATACAAAGCTTTGCTCTTTGCATCATCGCCTCCGCCAGGATCTGCCTGCAAAAGTAAAACTTGTGTAACTGCCTCTGCATATATTTCATCCATCACCGCATCTGTTAAGTTCTCTTTTCCGCCTGGAACTCCATCGCGAATAATTTGAATAAGCTTTTTAAACTTTTGATTGTCTTTTAGACCCTTAATTAGCTCTGCCCTGACAGATTTAATATTAGTAGAAAGTGTTGCCATTTATTTTACCTTAATAACCAATAAAACCTAAAACATGGGATAGAGGGACCGGAATGTAAAAGACATCTCCATTTTTAAAATGAGCTTCCGTGGGCTTACTATTAAACCAAGCTATAATCCACCAATGTTTTGGAGAATCATAATATTCATCTGCGTATTTATAGAGTCTATCGCCTGTTTTCCAAATTCTTTTTAGGGTGCGCATAGTTGCCATATCTTCTAACGAAGGATAGGGTATAATAGGACTAGTATAATGATCAATTCCTGTTACGCCTTTATATTGACTTCGCTCCTCGTGAGAGTAGTCCTCAGTTAAATTTCTAATGATTTTTCTATTACTATAACGCATGTTCTTACTCCCCAGTTATATTTTCTAATTGTTGCTTTGCATAAAGTGCCGGTGCCGCTTCAGGCGGGAGACCTGGAGCTGGGTCGCTGCCAGCTTGAGAATTCTGCTCGGTGCCGGCTATATCTAATTCAAGGGCCGGTGCATAAATAATCCTATCTTTTGTCTTTTGAGACTCAACACCAAAAGGAAAGTTTTCAAACCCGGGGGATTCTTTTGAACGATCGCCCTCCTTGATCCAACCGTGCCGCCCATTTGGCAATAAAAGCATCTGCATTGAGACATTGATTGCCTTTGGAAAAAGCCCGTTGTCTGTTCTAGACTCTACAAAGCCAGAATCTAAATCAAAATCACTATTAAAGTCTTCTATTATAACCGTAATTCCTCGACCGACAGTAGAGTCAGAAGATGTTGTTTTTTGGCCAGAGCTAATTAGATTTGTAAAGCCTACCTCCCACAGGGCTGGACTTTTAATACCTCCGTCAATTTGAGTCGTGCCGGTAATGCCGGCTGTTACTGGCTCTGTTTCAGGGTAGAGCATCCTTATTAAAGCACCCAATCTAACAAGATTGTCTTTGGCACTATTGGCTGAGTCTGCAACAATCTGGAAGGATACATCTATAGATCTTTTAACACCACCTGTTCGAACAGAAACCGGACTAGTCACAGCCTGAGCCTGGCTTATTTCTTTTGTGGGTGTTTTAAATCTATGCGCCAGCTTTGTTATAAACGCAGGAAAAGCAACGGCATACCCATGCGTAATACTGTAGAACTCAATATATTGTCCTTTGCGCCTAGCCAGCGTATTAATGTGCGGCATATTGTTTTTAAATTCTGGTTCCTCTCTTGGTCCTCGCGCCATTTAAAAGCCCCTCCCAGATAACTTCTCGCGGTACTCACTATATTCTAACACAGCTTCGCCTACTTTTTCACCGTCTAATCGTACTGTTATTTCAATTGGCGGGCCGGCCGCGTTCGCCGGCGCAGCCACAGCAGCATTGTTCACAACAACAGTTGATGCTGCCCCTGTTCTAGCGCCCATAGCGCCCATTGCGGCCGCAGAAGCAGCAACAGAGTCAAACATGCCTTTAAGGGCTTCAACGCCCTCTGGAGTGTCTCCTAGCTTGATTGATTTATCTAACACCCGCTCAACTCGCTCCATTGTGACTGACATGTCAGCGCCAGTGAATTTAGCTAAACCAGACATTGTGTCTGCTAGAGATCTTAAATCATCTGAACTTATAAGCGCCAAGGATAAAGCCAGTCCACCAATTGCAAGCGCCAACAAACCAACACCACCAGCCATAATAGTAAATGCAGCTGCGGTTTCTAAATTAACATATTGTAGCATTTCTGATAATGGAGAAAGAGCTTGGCCGATACCGGCGCCTGCTAATTGTATGGCGGTGCCAAATATAAATAAAGCAGCACCAATCCCCATAATTGGTATTACAGCAGCTGCTCCGACAGTGCCCATGAAAGCTATCCCAGCAGCGACGCCAGCAAGCACAATCACTGTGTTCGCGGTCTCTTCACCACTAAACCCTTTCATGGCCTCAACCAAGCCTGTAACGCCTTCTAGCGCAAAGAACACGCCCTTCCCGATCATTGCAATAGCAGCTCCGCCGGCTAGAAGCCCTACGGCGCCTATTTTGCCCGCGGCGCCGGCTAGTGCAAAACCAGTTGCCAGCCCAAAGAAAGCCATTACAATTTGCGATGGGGAGCCAAACATTAAGGCAGCTCCGATCGCGACGAGGACGAGCGCGGCAGCTCCGGCCCCAATGGCGAAGGCTTTGCCGCTTATCGCAGCTGCGCTCTGAGCTGTAGCTAGTGCGGCGAAGGCCGTTGCAGCAGCGCTCAGCACGGACACGACTTTAAGACCAATAAATACCGCCACAAGCTCCTCGGCATATTTTGCTGAATTTATAATAATACTAGCAAAATTTGCTAGCGGACCTTCGCCTTTGCGTGTTTGCTCCACCAATTCACGCATAAATTCTACAGTAGGCCCGATACCTGTTATTAAGGCATAAAAAGCATTTTTTAGTTCTTCCATTATAGGCATTGAGTTTTTCATCAACTCGGCACGTCGCTCTTCCGCTAGAATTTGATTTCTTTGTTCGTCTGTGAGATCGCCTGTTATATTGCCTAAAATCTTGCTAGCGGTCGCAATATCTTTTACACCTAGCGCATTTGCAATTGCTAGCTGGTGGAACTTGCTCATGTTGTTAAAAACTAAGCCATCTTGTTTTAGTCTAGTTGCAACAATTCTTGCGCGTTCATCTTCTGTTGCGTACAAAAGCTCAACGGCATTGAAAAGCTGGCCGCCCATTATTGCATTTAGGCGGCCAGCGGCCTGTGCTGAGCCTTCAAAGGTGTCCATTTGCCTACCAAATATTGTTAACAAATCAGAAACAGCGACGCCTGTCTTTTTGGCTTGCATTTCTAAATTCATAAATATGTCTATTGAATCGTCGCCATAAACCACCAGTTGACCAGAAGCTGCGATAAAATCACTTGTAACTCTCTCAAAACTTAACCCGGTTCTTTGAGCAAAAGCGTTCAACTTGTTGCTCGTTTCTACCGCCATGTCGCCAGTCATTCCAAGCGCATTAACTGTAAAATCTAAAAATTTTGCTGTGTCTTTCAACGATATACCAAGCTTAACATTTTCTGCGGCAAAAATCGCTAATTTTTCTTGTGTTACTTCTGTGGCCTCAGAAAACCTATTAAAGTCCAAAAAGAGACCTTGTACAGCTTCTCCAGCTTGTTTAAAACCAATCCCAAATTGTTGCAGGCCATCCCTTATATTACTTATAATAGGAACGAAATTTTTTGTTGATTGTGTTGTCGCAACAATTGAGGCCCGGGCCGTGTCAAGCTCCATAACCATATTAACCAACACGCCAGTTAAAGCAAGCGCAGACTGGGATGTCTTCACAAGTGCAGAGCCAACTACATTTGCAAAAGAAAATGTTGACCTCATTGAGGCTGCCACTTCGTCAAATGTTTCTTTAAGTGATGCCCCTTCAAGGCTTGCTTTGGCTAAGCCTCCAACAACTGTACTTTCCCACTTGTTGCCAATCCCCAGCATCGTGCTATAAGAAGAAGCCATGCCTTTTGCAGCATTTTGAGCTGCTAGTGTAGCTTTATATTCCTTATTTTTCTGGTCAATTATTGTATCTAGCTTGGCGATAGTCTTTTCTAGCAAGTCCAGATCTTCTTGAGCGGCTTCGCGTGCGACGCCAGACATGTTTATTATTTCATTTTTCTTGCGCAAAGCAACACGATAAAGACTTTGATTAACTTCTAATTCTTCTCTTTGTTGCTCTAAGCGGCGCTCCTGCTCAACAGCGATTGCTTTTGAAATACCATAATATTCACTGACTTCTTGTAGCCTAGCCTTCTCAATATCGAACATTGTTTGTTCGAATTCCATGTTGGTTCGGCGTACTTCAGCAATGCCTTCTTCAAGGTTTAGCTTGTCAATTAATAGTTTTAATTCGCCTTCGCCTTCGATTTCTGCCACTTAACAATCTCCCGTGCGCAAATACAACTTGTCACAATTAAATAGTTTACCAAAAAGAAAAGCCGTGTAAAGACACGGCTTTTGAAATATGGGCAAATTACCTTTGCTTTTTCTTCATTTTTTCATATTCTGCTTTTTCTTCTTCAAAATGCTTAACTAATCTTTTCAGAAACCAAAGTCGAATTTTAATTGGCAAGTTATAAGCCTCTGTAAAACCCCAGCCACCATGATGTTTTAAAATAAAGAACTGTTCAAAGACAGACTCCATGTAATCATGATTTAGGCCAAAAAAAGTCCGCCCCGAAGGGCACCTCCATTTCTTGTTCATAACCACAATGTCCACACGAATAGTCTTGCGTCAAATCAACATTAGGTGCTAGTTTTTGATAAACACCCCTAAGGAAACGTGAGTCTTGTGCCGGCATATTGTGAACAAGATGATCAATAGCGCGGCGATCTGTGTGCCCATTTGCAGACACAATGAAAGTTTTTAGCTGTGAAGTTAAAAGCTGCTCTTCTTGCTTCTTGGATGATAAAAGCTTAGAAATAAACTTTTCTTCTTTGCCAGTAAGCAACTTAACTTCAATTTCAACTTTCATTCTAGGCAAGGTCAACATAAACGTGCCTTGCGGGGTCTCTTTTACATCATGGCCTTCTTCTCTTAAGAGATCGGCGCCGCCATGCTGAATTTTTGCATCGCCCAAGTCAAAAGCAAAATCACTAGTGGTCCCGCAACGTGGGCACGTTACGTTTGTAACATAATCTGAACCATACCCCGATGCTCTAGCAGCAACAACAATTGCACTCTTATCTCCAACAAGCAAACTATCTGATTTAATTCGTTTGTCTACAATAATGTTTTGAATCATACGGTCGATGGCCAAGCCTTTTCTTAAAAGCGCAGGAGATGTAAGAATATCTTCATCTTTGGCTGTCATGTATTTAATTTCAATTGTCTCGCTGTTATGCAAGGGGTGACTCTCTGGATAAAAGCGACCTCTAGAAGGAAGCTCAACAAACTCTGTTGGCGTTGTAAAAGAAAACAATCCAGCATCCGAAGAAGGGGCTTGCTCTTTTACATGCGCATCTGCTTCAAGATTTTGGATTTGCTCTAAAACTTCTGGTGGTGCTTGAGAAGAAGGAGGCGCGCTGAAGCGGCCTTCATTTCTATTCATTGACACAATTTACCTCTCATTTTGTATAGGATAATATAAATTTAAACTTTTGTTAAATGTTTTTTAAATGTTTACAGCTAATTCAACGTTCTGTGGATAAGCTTGAATTTCAGCCCAGTCATATCTAAATGTAACAGATACGTCAACCATCTCTTCAGCATCGTAAGCTAAATCACCAAACTTAATATCCTGAATCCATGCATTTTTAAGAGTCCATTTTTCTAAAAGCTGCTGTTCTGCCTCACCATCGAGCTGATTGTTAGAAGCATGCTGAATAAACTGATAAATTTTAAGATCATTTGAAAGTGCTCTTTTGGTAAGCATGTGTGTTTGAGACTCATCTGGATACTTATAGCCGCCCTCTCTAAGCTTATTTAGCAAACTATTTGAGGTGTCATAAGGTCCGCCTGGGTCAACAAACACAGCTTCAACTGAATTCCACTCTACCTTGCCTGGGTAATAGAAAGTATGATTGAGGATTTTGTGAGGAGTTTCTCCGACAGTAAAAGACGGTTTTGTAATTGACTTTACCAACCAGTAATCTAAACTAGTACTAGTGTCACTTGTTGGTGATAGTGGAGCCAAATCCACGTAAAATTTAAATTTTCTTTTTGGTTCTAAAGCTAAGTCAGTCCAAAAATTCTTTCCTTGTATTCCTGCCATTATAATTTATCCTCCTCAATATATAGTTTGTTATATTAAATTTTAATCCTCAAAAGCTGCTCCTGTGTTGGAAATCGTGAAATCAATCGCAATAAACTCGATTGCCTTTGCTGGTTTTAAGAATACTTTTGCGTATACAATATTTCGATCTAACAAGTCAGGTGTTGTGGTCGTGCTATCCAAGACAAGCTTGTAGTCAGAGAGTCCTAATCTAGACTTAACGCCTGACAAGAACGGCTCTGCCTTGTCTAAGAACCTGTTCCAAGTTGACGTCACGTTCTGCTCAAATAAGATTGTAGAAGCAATTCTAGAAATCTCTTTCTTAATGAAAATCATTGCTCTTCTAACATTAACTCTATCAAGCGCTGAAGGCGTAACTTGGAGCGTTTTCTGACCAAAAATTACGATACCTTCACTTGGGAAAGATGCAATTGGGTTTACATTCGCATCATAAAGCCTGTCTCTCTCATCAGAGGTCAACTTCTGCCTTACGCCAACAACAGGAAGCCCTGCGCTACCATTTGACAAGCCGCCTCGGACGAAGCCGGCAGGGGCAAACCAAAGCTCGCTTGTTGCAGCAGAGCTGCCCATTGTACCTAGTGCAACAACTGATGGTGGCATCCAGATAATCTTATTGGTGAACTCATCTCTAATCTGAACCCACGGGTAGTATGCACAACCGTAGCTGCTATTAGTACCTCTAGCATTTAGATTATTGATTGTAGTGCTGACGCTGCCAACACGAGATGTCTCAGCAAGGGTGCCCTCGTACTCTGAGGTGTAATCACCAGGCAAGTCAATAATTGCTAATGCGTCGCCGCGGTCATCACACATCTGAATTAACTGATCTGTAATTTTGCTATCATTAACACCTGGAATTGTTGCTAAGTTAAATTCAACAACCTCTGGGTCTGCAATTGACTTGATTGATCTTTGGAGAGTGTAAAGCTCGTAGCTTTCCGTTTCAGAAGTTGCGTCTGCTAAGATGCTGTTTCTGAATGGATCTTTCTCTCTAAGATCTAAACCATCGAACCCTCCGAAAAGTGGCATTGTAAACTTATTTATCTCTTGATCAACAATCGCAAGATTGTCGTTCTGCAATGCTGTGTAAGAGGCGTTTTTAGCTCTAGAGCCTGACACATACTGATAGTGATTAGTGTCCGTAGAGTTAATTTTAATTCTCTCAACGTCGTCCAGTGTAAAGACAAACGAATACTCCATACCAGTTGCATCACCATCAAAGCTATCAACATCTTTCGGCTTAGCTCTAACAATATCGATGTAGCTCTTGTCAAACTCTAAGGAAGTTCCACCCTTAGTAGTATCTATACCGAAGTAAGCCTGCTTTGCACTAGGCAAACTACCACTTCTGGTGTCACCTCGAAGTTGAAGGTTGGGGAACAGGAAGCTACCAGTGAACGTAGGTCCGCTAGCGCTGACTGCAAGATAAGGCTCTGTAGGAGCTGAATAGGTCCCGAGCGCGGCGTCACCAATTAGCCACTTTGCATCAGTGTAATCAACAGATCCAGCGTTATTAAGTGAGCTAGTAATCTCAACAAATGGTCCTGCATGGTCGACTATAGCCGCGCCAGTGCCTTTATAGAATTTTGTCGCGACTGTATTTGACCCTGAGACTAACGAAAAGCCTTGGAATCTGGGTGGCCCGTAGAAGCCGTATGGCAGAAGGTCAGCGCGTGCGTCACCTTTTTCAACAGCAGGATCGATCTGCACGCGAACATATTTTGATTGATTATCGTAAGCGCCATATTCTCTAAAGCGATTTTCAGAGTCAGTCCACTGTATATACTTGTCGCCAATCTTGCGAACAACAAAGTCAGGAGACTCTGGATTTAGATTACAATTTGAAAATCTTTCTAATATTTTAACTGCGCCGTCATTATCTCTAACGCTTCTGATGAGAATGTCAAACTTACCATATAAATCAAACTTTGAAGATGATTTTTTAATATTCGCAACAGAAATCTTAAGATTATTTTGCTCCCATTCACCAGTTTCTCTGGAATGGAATCTAAATAATTTTTGCACTCTGTTGGAGTCAAGCGGGGTAAACCCAGCATGCTCTGACTGTAAATCTTGTGAAAAGACCCAACCAGTTCTTGATGCTTGAGTGGGAATTGTCTGAATTGACTGATCAGCTCCAGAAAAGACGGATGTTCCATCATCTTTAAGTGGGAGCAAAATTCCAAGTTGCTGATTAGCAGTGCTTCCTGTCACGTGCTTGTTGACCATTCTTTCAAATGTCTCACCAAGCCAATATTTTTTAGCTGATGAGTTCGTATCGCCGTTGACAAGAGTTGGGTTTGTGTTAAAAACTTTTCTAATAAACTTTTGCGAATCTTCATTGAAGTTAAAAGAAGTTTCTTTGTAACTCACCCCAGCAGAGTCCTCTAAGACAACCTTAAATGTTTTGTCAGCACCGCTTGACTGAATAAAAACGCCGCTGCCCGACACTAAAGTTGCGGCATTGGCGCCGGCGAGGTTCCCCTTAAGCAAAGGAGCACCTTCGTTCATGTAGAAAACAGCAGCCAGTGTTCCAGTCAATACAGACTGGCCCGCGGTTTGGCCGCTTCCAAAGAAAACTTCGCCTAGGTGAGCTGGGGTATCATCCAGAGCGCTACCAACTTGACTAACTGAGGAGCCAGTAATAACAATTGAAGAAGTAGCAAACTGAAAGCCAGTATAGTGGTGTATCGGCTGCTGGCCAGCTGCTTTGAGGCCGAGCGCGATGGTGCCGGGATTGCCCATTCCTCCAGACAAATTAACTTTGATGGCAACGTTTGGAACACTTGGTCCTTGAATCGAAGCATCTGGGGTGACTGTAACTACATGACCTCCACCAATAACGCCCGGGTGCCTCAACGACGCTGTATAGCTTGATAAAGTACTCACTGCATCAACAAAGTTTAGAGCGGTGGTTTTACCGGTAGCGTCGCCTGCCTCAGGGATTAAGCATTTTAACATCTTGCCTCCACTAGGAGTGGAAGCCATTAGAACTTCTGCGTTAGTGCCTGTGTTTTCAAATTTAATATGGTCAATAACTCCAGCAGAAGACGTAATGCTAAGCATGCTGCCTGTAGACGAAGCTAGATATACGTCACCAAAATTTTGACTGTAAAAGCCAATGTCAATGCTAGGCGGGCTGTAGCAGGAGCCAGAATCAATGATAAAAAGACCATATGCGCCGCCATTGATGTCATCATATCCGGCACTGCCAATTTGAGCATCAGTTTTCCAGCCAGCGCGTCCGGCGGTTGAAGCTTGGTCGTGCTGTGCTCCAAGGGTGCGAACGAAAGTCAAAGGAGCATTATTGCGTAGGTAAGCTTGCGCGGCAAAAGTTGCATACATTGTCGATGTGTAGTTGCCGTCTCTCCAGACGTCGGTGCCGCGGCCGCCCGCTACGGGTGTTCCAAAAATATCAACAAATTCCGAAAATGATCGAACTTTAATTGGCCTCATTGCAGGGCCGTGTTCTGAACGACCGATGACTATGGGCCCCAAAGTTGGGGAATCATTAGGTACCTGTGAATTATCAATTTCATTGACAAAAACACCAGGTGAAACAAATTTAAACTTTTTAACAGACATTTTGCATTCTCCCTTTTACGCGTGCTGGCTAGAGTATTTCACATTATAAATAGTAAGAGTAAATTCAAAAAGCATTTTTAACGTCGATAGCCGCCTTCATTATTTTTATGGTCTGGAATATCGCCAAAAATCACCCTTTCTCTGCCTATTTTAAACTCCACTGCATTTTCTCTTTTGCTTATAATTGGCTTAATTTGATTTTTACCATCTCCAATCAAATGTCCTAAAACTCTTATATTAATTGAAGTTTCGTATAAACGCTCTTGATCATCCAACTGAGAGGAGTTATTGTTTAGTGCATAGTCACTTTCAATGAAGCCCTCATATATATGATTGTTTCTCTCTAGAGTTATGTAATTTAAAGTTTGCGGCCTTGTGATTAATGGAGTTATCATCTCATTCATTTGTTGTTGGTACTCAGATTTTAAAACCACTTTATATCCTGCCTCAACATAAACTGGCTGAGGTATCGTTATGTGCTGATAGACAATTTTGTCATTTTCTTTTTTTCTATCCACACCAGAGATTGTGCCAGCCTCATGGTGTCTGGGGAAGTTTTCTTGCCCAGTTCTTCTTTTGGCGTCCGCGTTTGCAAAATTAGAAGTCTTATCCTGGTTTATTCTTCTTACTAAGGTTACATTGCCGCCTTGCACATCGTTGAACTGTGGTCGAAATCCCCAATATTTTCCTTTTTTATTTAAATCTTTTATAACTGAAACTCTTTCTAGGGATATAGAAGGCAAAATAATATTTCCAACAGAATCTCTTCTCTGCTTTCTCTCTTTAACCTCAAAGGCTCTCTCTGGCATAAGCCACGTAACAGGAACTTTTTTCCAACCATCATTTGTGGTAGCAAATATATCTAATGTTTTATTAATATATTCGTGCAATGCAAAATCTATATCTTCTATAGTAGAAGGTTTAATTTCTTCGCCTTCGATAATCTTAATACGCATTGAAAAGCCCCTCCCTAGCCCTTAAGCACTTGGCCACAACTTCAATTCGCTTGTCAGCTTGACCGAATATTTCTCTAGGCTCTTGCAAAGTGACAATCTCATAATAAGCTTTTCCATACAATACAAAGTCGCCTTCGCGCACAAATAGGTTTTGGTCTTCTGTCAATCTTCTTTTGTGAAAATGCACCATAATTGAAGTTCTTTTGTCCAAGCCAACATTTGTTGCTTCAGTTTCCAGACCCTCAAAGTCAACTAAGGCGTGAACTCTAACCGGCGGCAAAAATGTTTTGGCGATCGCCTCGCCATATAAAGAGTGAAAGTTGGTGTGCTCCAAATCGATTGGATAATATATAATCTGCTGGCCAATAACGCGCTCTATAAGCTCGTCATTTACTTGCTTGACAAGATCTCTTTCTTTCTCACCTAAAAATAAAGGCGATGGAGGGTTTGAAGGCTGCTCCCATTTATCTTTTGCCATAAATTATTACCCCACGTAGATACCATATGGCACATTTTGCATAATTGTTTTTGAATTGTTAACATCTCCAGCATCTTTCTCAAGCAGCTTCGAATATGTCATTTCATCCAATACAGTCTTAAGCTCCTCTCTTAACTTTTCTTGTTCTTCTTTTGCTTGTGATAATAAATCTGAGGCGTTCAAAGTGACATCGTTGCCTGGAATTGGAATTGTAGTAAACTTGCCTCGCACTTGTCCTAGCGTCTCTTTTGACAAGGCCAGGGCAAACCTTCTTATCCACTGCTTTCCTATGCTGTTGATACTAGCGTATGGTATATTAGCAAATGGAAGAGTATTCATGTTGTTTACTCCGCGGACACCAGTTAATGCGCCATCTTCATCGTAAGCCTCGTCTTCAACTGTAAACTCGACCCATATGCTTTCGGGGGACATCGAAGTTCCCAAAGGATATATTCTTAAGCGATTGTTTTTTATTTCATAAGAATAATGAGAGTTTCTTGTGTATATCGCATCTTCGTAAGCCATGGCCTGAGCTTTGTTGTGCCAGGGTGGTATCACCTCAAAAGTGGAATCATCAGCATACATGCCATATGTAGATAAATTTCCGATTGTATTAATACCGCCATAGTAACCATAGAATCGCCACATCGCGTGTGGTGTTTTGTAGTAAACTTTTTTAATTTCAACTTTCTTATTCCTAACTTTTCCAAAATAGTCAACATCATCAGTTAAAGATTTTCCATTAATAACAGATTGTAAATCAAAATCCTGCTGATCAACAGAAAATGGTATTGATGCTGAATATATTCTTTGATCTCCACCAATACCAAGTTTTTCTACTATACCATCAGAAACTCTATTTGCATAGGTAAATTTGAATCTAGGATATTTTAATTCTAAATTAGATCCTTCTGTTCCGCTAACTGCATCAGTCCTAAGACCATCATGATCAAAAGTGCCTGTTGTCATCCCCAGCGCAGAGCCTAAAGAATTCTTTGCCTGATGAATATTAACTAAATAAGAATACTCCAAAACAGACTCTTCATATGATGCATATATGTTGCCCGGAGTTAATTCAATATCTAATACATCACCACCTAGTTTCTTATAGGTAAAAGCAACCTGATCAACTGCACCTGAGATAAAGTTTGGGTCAAACAACTCAGAGCCACCATCTGCATACATGCCGTATGGATATATGGACGCATCAGCAGCACTGTTGGCGCGAGGAAATAAGCTACCGGTGGAAGTAAGAACAACAACCGAAGTTTGTTGTATTGGTGTTAGGGTCGGTTTGGACATTCATGGAGGCTCCTATGCACTAATAAGTAGTTAGGAAGCGGGTGAATTAACCTTTGGACTTTTCGTTCTTCTCTAACTTACTAGACACACTACGTTTAGGCGCCTTCTTTTGTTTGGGGGGATCAGCTTTTGCCACAGGCACTGGCTTTTCCTCTACCTTAGGCTCCGGAGCTTTCTTTGGTTCTGGTGTGCTTAGGATTTCTAATTCAATTGGCTCTGCAGCCGGCAGATCGCCATGCTTGGCGCGGTAAGCCGGATGCGCACTGTATTTTCTTCCAAACTTTTGAGGGTATCTTGCCATTCTTCTTTTCTTGCCCATTTTATTCTCCTAAAGCTTAAGTTATAAGCGCCTTATTAATTTATAATAAATAGTCAAAAGATTATTTAAACACCAAAATAAAACCCCCTGCCGTTTGGAGGGGGTTTTACAAGTTTTAAACTTTAATTTATTAGGAACCAGATCCAATATAAACCACACGAAGAAGCGGTCTAAACTTTCCTGCAGTAGGGTTCCCACTAGATGCCTTAACTCTAAAGTACAAATTTGTGTCAGTCGTTCTAAAAAGAACAGCCTTGTCAACTAATTTAAGAATTGAGCCGGCCTCGCCTGGAGACCAAGTTGAACCAACTGCTCCAGCAGCAAGGCACTCAGCAACTGAACTCCCAAGTTGTCCGCCTGCTTCAGCCAAAATCTGCTCTCCAGTGCCGTCGCTATCGGTACCAACGTTAAGTGTCCAGTTTGGAGTGCCGAGATGATTAAAAGCTTGTGATGTGCAAAGGATTCCAACTCCAGTAATCACTGTGTTTGCTGGTTGAAC